CACATCAACGTATTGTGATCTACGCCTGCCGCCCAGGACTGGGACGCGCCGCCCGTCGCTTCACTGCCCAGCAGCCACACGTCGGCGCTGGCCGGGGCGGAAAAGACGTTGTTGCCGATGTGCAGATTGCGCCAGTTAAGCGTCGCCCCCGCCTGGTTGGTAATGCGGATGCGCACCGGGGCCGGCCGAGTGCCCTTGACGCGGTTGCTGGCGATGCCCACCCAGTTCGGCGAGCCGGCATTGTCGTTGTTGTAGATGGTGACGCCGCCGACCCGCTCGGTCTGTGTACTGGACGATAGGTACAATTCCTCTTCCGGCCCTTGCCACAGTGCCCGGCGCGTCCAGATGACGGCGACCTCGACCGTGTTGAGCGCGGCGGCCAGGTAGCGCTTGGCAGGCGCTGCCGCCCAGGACACAGCCCCGGCCAGGACTTCGGCGCGGAAAATGTCGCCGCTGTCGATGGGCCGAAATTCAACATAGACGCGCGGTGTCTTGTTGTCGCTGCGCGTACGCGCAGCCTCGAACAACTGCTCGATGTCATTGACCGCGGCCCGCACGGCCGCTTCGGTGCCCTCCAGGATGACGGTCGCCGTCTCGGCGACTTCGACGGCCGCATTCGTCGGCGCTTGCGGGAAATAGGTTGCGCCCAGGTAGGCGCCCGCGCCGCTCAGCGCAAGTGTGGTGGTGCCGTCCGTCAGTCGCAGCAGCATCAGCCCGCCACCTCCGCCAGCATCGTGCCCAGTTCGTAGCGCAGCCGGTGCAGGTCCATGTCATTGCGAATGGTCACGCCGCCCAGATTGATGGTGACGCTGCGCCCCTGGCTGGCCGCCAGATTGTTCGTCTGCCCGTTGGTCAAAACGCGTGACCCGGCCGGCAGGATGATCCCCTCATCGCCCCGCTCGTTGATGCGCGTGTAGCCGCCGCGGAAGTAGGAGGTGCCGCCAGCTTTCGCTTCTTCGCCTCCGCCAAGACCAACCGAGTCCGCGACTTTTCCCGCGGCATCCGCCAGTGCCTGGAACGGATTCGGCAGCGACAAGCCACCCAGAAAATCTGCAAATTGCTGAATTTTCTCCCACACCGTGCCGACAATATCGATGACCGGCTGCACGGTATCCTTGAGCGTATTCCACACCCCATCCCAGGTACTCTTGATGGTGTCCAGGAGCGGCTTGATGTCGATGCCCAGGTCGTCGAGCGTGTTCGTGACGGTGTCGTAGATGGCAGTGAAGATTGTTGTTGCCAGCGTCTTGAAGCGGGATAGTTGATCCCTGAAATAGATAACAAATGCCTTGAAGATCGTCTCGGCCGAAGTCCACACCGTCGCCCAATCGCCATCAATGATGGCTTTAACAATGTTCGTGACCTCGGTCAGCACTGTTGAGATCAGTTTGAAGCTGGCCGTCACCTGGTCGATGACAACGCCGACGATGCTCGGCAGTATGTTGATGGCCGCCGCAAAAGCGTTGACACCGATGAGGGCCGCCACAGCCAACACAGCCCCTACCGCCGTGATGAGCGGCTGAAGAGCGGTCAGCACCCCGCCGAACGCCGTTGCCATCTCTTGCAGCTTGGGCAGCAGAGGGCCCAACTTCTCCGGCAAACTGGCAAAAGCGGTTTGCACCCGTTCCAGGGCTGGCGCAAAAAGCGTACTCAGCTTGTCACCAAGCTCGCCAATCGGCACCATGATGGCGTCGAACTGGGTCTTGGCATTGGTGAGGGCGGTAGGCAGTGCATCGATGCCACCCGTCACACCACCAAACGCCGTCTGCAACGTAGTCAAGGCATCGGGTAGCGTCGTCTCTAGCCAGGTGCGTGCCGTCTCAAAACCTGTGCTCAGTGTCGTCCAGGTTGTATCCCATGCCGTCTGCATCGCTGGCCACGCCGCATCCCATGCTGTTTGCAGCGCCGTCAACGCCGCGGGTAGAGTAGCGTCAAGCCAGGCTTTAGCCGATGTCCATGCTCCAGACAATGCCGTCCAAGTGCTGTCCCATGTCGCTTGTATGGCAGGCCAAGCAGTATCCCATGCCGCCTGCAACGATGTTAATGCCGCCGGCAGGTCTGTCTGTAGCCATGATTGTACCGACGTCCATGCTCCAGATAATACCGTCCATGTGCTGTCCCAAGTCGCCTGAATTGCTGGCCATGCCGCATCCCAGGCGGTTTGCAGTGATGTCAGTGCAGCCGGTAGGTCTGTCTGTAGCCATGTCTGCACTGATGTCCAAGCTGCGCTCAACACCGTCCAGACGGTGTCCCAGGTCGATTGCATAGCTGGCCAGGCGGCTGCCCACTGCTGTTGCAACCAGGTAAGAGCCGCGGGCAAAGCGCCAATCAACCAAATAGCGGCATCGCGCAACCAGGCGACAACTTGACCCAGTGCCAGCACTGCTGGCTGCACGGCTTCCGGCATGTGGGTCAGCCAGTCGTTGAGGTAGTCGCCGTCTTCGAAGACGGCAGTCAGATACTGCGCAAACGCTTCTAGTGTTGGACGGATGGCTGTCCACGCCGCTTCAGTTTTGCCCTGGATGTCTCCGAAATTGCTGGCCCATGCAGCGGCCAAGCCCGCCACCGCCAGCACCACCAGACCAATCGGAGATGTGATGAAACCAATCACCGCGGCAATGCCGGCCAATGCCAACAGTACCGGGCCGGCAGCAGCCAGTACGGCGCCGAATGCCAGGGCAGCATCTTTCAAGGGCTGAGGCAGATTGCCCAGATTGGTAATGGCATCAGCGACTGTGCGCACGATGCCCGACAAGTTATCGAGGAACGGCAGGGCGGTGCTAATGAGGAAGGAATCAATCGATCCCTTTAGGTACTCCATAGCGCCGCCGAAGCCCTTCATGCGCGCGCCAGCGACATCGGCGGCCGCGCCCTCTTGGCCCACCGCCGCCGCCATCTCTGTCCAGCCGTCCTGCCCTTCACTCAGCAGGATATTGACGGCCCGGATGGCATCGGCGCCGAAGATGGTCGCCAATGCCGCATTGCGCTCCTCTTCGGTCAGTTGCTTCATCACGGTCGAGGTGGTACCGCCTACGCCCGCCAGTTTTGCATATTCCGCTTGCGCCGCGGCCAGCACTCGATTCAGCCGATCCACTGCCACGACCTTGTCGTTTTCCGACTGGGCCACACCCGCAATGCCGGCCTGATAGTCAGCCAACTGACGCTGTGTCTTGCCGATGGTGCTTTTCAGGTAGTCCAACCGTTGCGCTTGTTCCGCGGTCAGGTTACTGTGCGTGACCGTCACCTGGTTGGCCCCGTACATTGCCTGTTGCAAATCGGCCATGATGGCAGGCAGGTCGCGCATGTTACCTTGCGCATCATACACATTGATACCGAGTGACGACATGGCTTGAGCCGCGTCATCGGTCGGCGCGGTCAGGCGCATCAGCATCGTTTTCAGGCTGGTGCCCGCGTCACTGCCTTTCATGGCATTATTGCCCAGCAGCGCCATCGCCGTGGTCAGGTCTTCAACCGATTGTCCGTTGCTGGCAAACACAGCGCTGGCCATCGTCATGCCGGCTGCCAGGTCAGTCACCTCGACGCTCGATGCATTTGCAGCCGCGGCCAGCATGTTGGCCACATCGGTTGTGGCGTCGGCGGGCAGGTTGAAGGCGTTCATGGCGTTAGCCGCAATCTCCGCCGCCTGCGCCAGTTCCAGCCCACCGGCCGCCGCCAGATCCATCGTACCGCCGATGGCAGCCCCAACCTCCTCGACACTCAAACCCGCCTTGCCGAGCTCGAGCATGGCCGCCGCCGCTTCGCCGGCGCTGAATGATGTTTCCGCCCCCAGTTGCAACGCCTGTTGCTGGAGCGACGCCATTTGCGACTCGGTTGCGCCCGACACCTGGGCCATGATGTTGAGCGACTGCTCGAAGTCGGCGGCTGAACTGATGGCCATTGCCGCCACACCCGCCAACGGCGCGGTGACACCCAAACTCAGTGCTTGACCAGCGCCGCGCATGGTATCCGCCAGCGATTGCACCGACTTTTGCGCGCCTTCGGTGCCAATTTCGATTTCGCCGTATGCGCTGCCGAGGTTTACGCCCATCGCTCACTCATCCCATGTGCCGTCCGGCTTGATCTTCACCTTGCGTGTCACCAGGCCCCCCAACGGGGCGAACCGCTGTTCAGATTTATCGGCCAGTAGCTCTCTGATTGTGTGTTTCGGTTTGCCATGCCGGTCGCGCTCAGCCAGCTTGTTCTCGACCCACAGCCCCAGTTCCAGCACCGTCAGGTCGAACTGGTAGGCCGTCCAGTTATCTTCGATGCCCAGATAGCTGCTTGGCGTCCGGTGGTAGTTCGCCGACAGCGAATGTAGTTTCCACAGCGCCATTCGGTTGGCCGCGAAAACGGGCCAGGCTGGCCGCCTGCTCGTTCGCCCATGCGAAAATTGCCTGCCGGTCGCTGAACGGCAGTTCGCTGATGTCAAGTTCGGCCGGCTCGACCAGGCAAGCACGAGCCACCAGGTCGACCACTTCGCCGAACTGCTGGATTTCCGCAACCCCGACGCGGTTGTCTTTGCCGCGAGCAACGAACTCATCGACCGCGGGCCGGATGGTTTCCGGGATTTCGCCACGCTGCGCCAGGTCGAGCATGCTGACACGCCGCAACTTCACGTCCAGGCCGGAGGGGAGGGTATACTCCTCCCCCGCCTGCTTCTGTCGCCACTCTGAAAGCTTCATGGCTACTCCTTGTATGGGTCAGTCGTCACTTGCGGGATGGTTTAGGTCGCCGGGATGCTGGCCGCGGTCTCGTTCTGCACAATCTCGTAGAGCTTCGTCCCGTCGTCGATGGCGATGCCGCTGCACTTCTGGACGTAGAACTCGCCGTCCTTCCATTCACCTTCCAGGCCATCCGTCAGTTTGGCCTTGTAGATGAGCACGTGCACATCGTCGGCGCCGTCGCCTACCGACTTCCCGTAAATCTTGAAGTACGGCATCGTGTCACCGGCACGGGCCAGCACTGTGTTCTTCTGGTTGGGTGTGGTGCCGGTCAGCGTGATGGTACGGCCAGTCATCACCTTGATCGCCTCAAGGCTCAAGCCACCGGCTTCAAGTTCCCATTCGACTTTGTCGGTGATGGCTACGACGGCCTGCACCACATCGTCGCCATGCATCTCGCCGGAAATCAACGCCTCTTTGAAACTCATGGTCATCGCCGCCGGCAGATCCACCTGCGTACCCGTGGGCAGCGGCGTCAGCTTGATGTCGCGCAGCCCGAAATTCCGAATCGTTCCTGTGAGTGCCATTGTCCTCTTGTCTCCTTACAGGCTGGCGCCTGTCTCGCGTTGCACAAATTCCAATACGCCGCTGGCGCTGTGTACAGCTACGCCCGCCGCGTAGGTCACCCAGAACTCTTTACTGCGAAAAGTGCCTTCCAGTGCCGTCAACTTGCAGCGATACAGCCGGCAGTGAATGTCACCACTGTCAGCCACCACCCGGCCGTAGATGCGCAAGTAAGGGAAGGCCGCCCCAGCACTTTGCGTCAACGTGAGCGTGCGGTTGGGCGTACTGCCTGCCAGCACCTCACTCAGCCCGGTCAGCTTGGCCAGCGCTTCCAGACTTAGACCGCCGGCCTCCAGTTCCCAATCAGCGCCAGCCAGAAACGCCGCCGCGCCGACCAGGCGCCCGTCAGCCTCGAAGCGTGCCGACTCAATGACCGGCGTGACATGCAGCATCATCGCCCTGGGCAGCAGCAGACCGCCGCTGCCGTCAGCGTTGAAGAGCTTCAGTTCCCGTAACCCGAAAAGCTTGTCGCCGTAGCCGGCCATGTCACCCTCTGTTCAGCGTCACCACATACCGGCTGGCAATCGTCGGCACATCCAACGCTGCCACTTCAGTTCCCAACACGTCATTGGCATGCCGCACGTCGAAAATGCCATCGGCTGTACTGAGTTGCTGCCTGTGTAATAGCTGATAGGCCCGGTCTCTGGCCTGCTCGATGGCGGCATAGTCAGTCTGCGCATAGAGCCACAGCATGACGTAGAGCCGGCTACTGTCGGGCAGCGGCCCCCAGGGTGTCGCCGTTTCCGGCTTGAGTAGGCCACAGGGGCGCAACTCTGCATATTCATCATACGCGACTGGTGTCAACTGCCGGTTAATGTCGGCAATCAGCAATCCATTGTGTAGGCCACCCGTGAGAATCGTCGTCAGGGTGGCATCGCTCGTTAGCGTGTTGAACACAGCCGCAAAGGCACTCATACTGTTACCCTCAGCAGTGGCGCAATCTGCCGGCGCAATTGCCGCCTCGCTCGATAGCGCTGAA